TTTGTGGATCAAACCATGACCGAAGGGGGTCTTAAAGCCCTTCAGGAAACCCAAAAGAGTTGGGTTGGGTGGTTCCGTTCGTGGGACCTGCAGGTGTTGAGCCGGGAGGAAGCTGTTTCACAGCTTAATCCTGCCAAAAGACGCCGTTACGAAGCAGCATTGAAATCTCTACGTATTTGTGAGTTGGATGCTAAAGATGCGGAGGTGTCTATGTTCGTTAAGGCAGACAAGCTTGACGGCATTGGGGAAGCTGAGCGTAAACCTAGAGCTATACAAGGGAGAAATCCCAGGTATAATCTCGAGATTGCTAGGTACTTAAAACCTATTGAGCATAAGCTCATGGGTTGGAAGGGGCCTAGGAGGGGAATTTTGAGGTCTAGGATTTTTGCCAAAGGTTTAAACAATGCCCAGAGAGCGAGGTTGATTATCGAAAAGACCACCCATTTTAAGCGTCCACAAGTTATTTGCGTTGATGCTTCAGCGTGGGATGCTTCTGTCACTTTTGGTCATCTCCAGTTGTGTCATAAGTTGTATCTGGCTGGCATCCGCTCACGAGAATTCAGGCAGCTTCTAAAGTATCAGCTCTTGAACAAGGGTAAATCACATCATGGTCATGAGTACTGGATTAAGGGTAACCGAATGTCTGGTGACATGGACACTGGAATAGGCAATTCTTTATTGAATGTTCTGGTGTTTTCTACCGCGATGAAAATATTAGGAGTTCCCAAGTGGGATTTCTTGTGTGATGGAGATGATGCTTTGGTGTTCGTAGAGGAAGGAGTGGTAGATTGCCAGAGACTTAACGAGGTTTGTAAAGATCTCGGGTTCTGCCTTACAGGTGGGCCTGTTAATGTCTCAGCTGGTAATTATTGGGATATTGAATTCTGCCGCTCGCATCCAATATGGACACCCGGTAACGGTTGGGTAATGTGCAGGAATATGCAAAGAGCAGTTGACTGTTTTGGTTTAACCCATAGATATGCTCATGTGCCGCTAAGTGCTTATAAGAAATTTTTAGCCGGGTGCGGTATCTGTGAGTTGACTTGCAGTAGTGAGTTGCCGATGGTTGGTCCTTTAGCTTGGCATTCATCTATGCTATCTTCTAAGAAGATCTATGGATCTGAAGAGAGATGGCGTAGTGGTGTTATGCTATCTGACTCTCAATTGGAATACACAGTTCGCAACAACAAGCAGCCTCAGATACATCCACGCACTCGTGCTCAAGTGGCCATGGCTTTTAATATATCTATTGGACAACAGCTTGCTTACGAAAGCTCAATCCCTCTCCGAGTAGGTAACCTAGGTCGAGGTGAGATCGTCTGTAGTGATGGGCCCTCCGGGGATGGTGACCATTACTATACTGTGAC